AAGCATTACACATGTTAATCGATGCTGACGATAGATTAGATGCTATCGAAAAGTATTTTGAGTCTAAATAAACTTTGGAAGATTTTATATTCACAATGATAATAATTTTGGGGATATTCTCCATTGGTTATTACATTGGTAAAAGAGACGCAAGATAAATGAAAAAGTTTTTTAAAAAATTGGAGTTTTGGTTTGACCTATACTTTGTATATTTTTTATACAATGGTAATAAGACACACAAATACTACGAATACATGGAAAAAAAATGGGGTAAAAATGAGTAAAGAAATGGTAAATGGTCCTGCTCACTATGGTGGAGTAGATAATCCATATGAAGTTATAAAAGTTTGCGAAGCTTGGGGATTAGATTACGACGCATACCTATTCAACGTAGTTAAATATGTTGCAAGAGCTGGTAAGAAAGACCAAACAAAGGAGCTTGAAGACCTTAAAAAAGCCGCGTTCTATTTGGACCGCAAAATTAAAAACTTAGAAAAATGATTTATTGGTTAACAGGTCAACCTGGTGCTGGAAAAACAACTTTGGGAAATTGGTTAATTGCTGTCTTACAAGGTGATGCGGTTTTAGTTGACGGTGATGACATCAGAGAAATTTTTGAAAACAAAGATTACAGTGAACAAGGACGTAGAAAGAATATTGAGTTGGCACAAAATATCGCACATTTTTTACATAATAAAAAAATGAATCCTGTTGTTTGTTTAGTGTCACCGTATAGAGACCAAAGAGAAAACTTCAAACAAAAAATGGGAGAAGAAATTGTTGAACTTTATATTCACACCAGTGAAATTAGAGGAAGAGAATCATTTCACGTTGGGGGATATGAAAAACCATTAGAAAATTTCATTGATGTGAACACAACCGATAAAAAAGTTTTTGACACCATTCAAGAAATTAGAGAAAAATTAAAAATATAATGGAAAAAATTCACGTTGAAGGAGACCCAAAACTAAAGAACAATCCTGGTAAACAGTATTCAATGTTCATTGGAAGATGGCAACCATGGCACAATGGACACAAATGGTTAATTGACCAAAGATTAAATGAAGGTAAGAATGTTCTTATTTGTATAAGAGATATTGAACCAAATGAAAAGAATCCATTTACTGCGGAGGAGGTTGAGGCAAACATTAAACGTGAGTTGTGGCAACTAATTGGAAATGAAAGAGTTAAGGTTATGATTATACCTGACATCGAATCTGTCAACTTTGGTAGGGGAGTTGGTTATGATATAATTGAACACATACCACCACAAGAAGTTTCAGATATATCTGCAACAAAGATTAGAGAACAATTAAAAGAAGAAGGTAAATTATGATTGAAATAAATAAGATAATTAATGGAGATTGTATTGAGGAAATGGGTAAAATGCCAGAGTCATCAATTGACCTTTTGGTTACATCACCACCTTATAACGTTGGAATTGACTATGATACTCACGATGACAATCAGTCCATGGAAGATTATTGGCAATTTACTGAGGATTGGTTGACTCAATCATTTAGAATACTGAAGGATGACGGTAGAATTGCTATTAACATTCCTTATGAAGTTAATGTACAAGACAGAGGAGGAAGAGTATTATTCATGTCTGAATTTTGGACGATAATGAAAAAGGTTGGATTTAAGTTTTATGGACTTGTTGACCTTGATGAGAACTCTCCACACAGAAGTAAAACCACCGCTTGGGGTTCTTGGATGTCACCGTCATCACCATATATCTATAATCCAAAAGAGTGTGTTATCCTTGCTTACAAGAAAGATAGAATCAAAAAAGTTAAGGGAGAACCTCAATGGGTTGCAGAAGTTGTTGATGTTGAACAAGAAGACGGAACCATAAAAAAGAAGAATGTTTATCAAGATGAAGACAAGAAAGAGTTTATGAGTTTAGTGTACGGACAATGGGAATACTTTGCAGATACTAAACAACAAACCAAAGCCACATTCTCAATGGACATTCCAATGAAAGCTATAAAAATTCTTACATACAAAAATGATATTGTTTTGGACCCATTCTGTGGTTCAGGAACAAGTATGGTTGCGGCTGTTGTTGGTGACCGAAGATGGGTTGGAATTGAATTAAGTCCAAACTATTGTGATGTTGCAAGAAAACGAGTTCAACACTTTGTTGACCTTAAAAAACAAGGAGTTTTAAACTTCGGTGAATAATATAATAATACATAAACATAAAAAGGTCCAAAAGACCTTTTTTTTGTTTCTATGAATATTTATTAAGAAAAACATTAATGGCTGAAATAATAATAACCGAACGTCAACTACAATTAATCAAAGAAAAAACCCTTTCAGAGTACACAGATGAAAATGGTGAGTTGATTAATGAGGCGGCTTGGTATAATACTGTAATGGATATATTAGGTATTATTGACCCAACACCTGTTGTTGATATCATCAACGCCACATCATACTTCATTCAAGGAGACACACTTTTTGGTATTCTAACAATAGTTGGGGCAATACCATACGCTGGTGATTTTGTTGCCAAACCTGTTTTAGGTGCCCTTAAAATTGGTGGACCATCTGTTAAAGCTTTGGAATCGGCAATAAAAATGTCCAAGGGAGCTGCGGTAGGTAGTAAAGAATACAAAGCGGCTCAAGAGACAATTGAAAGATTGGCTAAAGAACCTGGTGTTATTGGAAGTTTCTTACAAAAAATGGGTGGAGGTTTTGGTGACAAAGTTATTAAAACAATTGACGAAATTCCTGCAGGACCATTCAAAGGAATGAAAGATACAATAAAAAGTTATTTCCAATTGTTAGGTAATGCTGGTAAGAAAAGCTCAATGTTCCAAAAAAGAGCTGGAGTTCTTTCTAAAAATTTCAAAAAAGGGACTGCCTCGGTTAAAGATGTTGAACTTTTAAAGAATTATCTTACAACTCAAAAAGTGTTTAATCCTGCAACACTAACCAAGCCAGGATTTTTCACAAATGTATTCTTTGGAGGAATTCCAAGATTATTTAGAAGTCCTGCCCAAAGAAGATTAAGAATTTTAATGCAATCTACAAAATGGTGGTTAGGATTCCTTGATTACATTGGATTAGGTAACTGGGTAGGTGCTGAAGAATTGGCTAAAAAAATGGGAGAAGAAAATTTCAATAATAAAGTTGAAGAATATAATCAAACACCCGAGGCTAAACAAAACTTTGAGGACCAATTTGGAACTGAAAACATGCAAGGTCAAACAAATAATCAACAAAGTACCACTTCATCAACAACAACATCATCACCTGACATAGACCCATTTGCTAAGTGGTTAAGAAATTTATTGATGGGACAAGTAAATCCAGTTCCTGGAATGTAAAATATTAAGAAATGAAAGAAGAATTAATAAAAAAATTAGTACAAATACAATTACAATGGAAGTTTTTACATTGGCAAACTTTTGGTGATGCCAAACATAGATTGTATGGTGAAATTTATGATGGTTTAGGTGATTTAATTGATGAGTTTACAGAAACTATGATGGGAAAATATGGTAGACCCGAGTTTGACCCTGAATTTGCTTTAATGTTTCAAGACATTAAATCATTGAGTATTCAAAACTTCATGGATGGAATTACTGAATTTTTGGTGAGTTTCTCAGACCAATTGGATTCAAGATATGATACCGACCTATTAAATATAAGAGACGAAATGTTAGGTTTAATTAATAAATCTAAATTCTTGTTAACATTAAAATACTAATCATGGCAAAAAAAATTATAAGATTAACCGAAGCTGATTTAACCAAATTAGTTAAAAGAGTTATAAAGGAGCAAAATCAAATGAGTGGCGAAGAAGTATTTGAAATCCAAAACGCCTTAAATGATTATTTCAAAATGAAAGGAATCAAACTTAGAATTCCTACAGATGCAAAGTGGGGACCAGCCACAGTAAACGCTTTGAAAGAATTCCAAAAAAGAGAAGGTATTGACCCCGACGGTATTGCAGGACCTAATACATATAAAGCACTTCACAAATTAGGATTAAACCAAGATATTATTGATAAGGCAATTGCTTGGATTGGTAAACTGTTTGGATAATCTGTGAGAAAAATAATTAACGAAAGCGGATTAAGAGATATTTCAGCCTTAAGTAAAAGATACCCTAAGGCTGAAATATATTTTCACCAAGACTTAGATGGTGTTACAACTGCGATTGCAATGAAGAAATACCTTGAGGACAATGGTATTGATGTTGTCGGTGCACACGTAATTCAATATGGGGACAAAGAATTTTCAGTTAAGAAAAACGATGCTCAAGGAGATACAATGCCAGTTCTTGTTGATTTTGCTCACGGTAAACCAATGTTTGTTATTCATACAGACCATCACGATAGACAAGCTGGTGCTGAGGATACAAAATCAACATCATTTAGACCTTCTCGTTCAAATGTTGAAACCATATCTCAAGTTGTTTCACCAAAAGACCTATTTCCATCATCAGACATTTTATTGATTAGTACTGTCGATTCAGCAGATTTTGCCAAATACAATATCACACCTACTGAGGTTGTGAACTATCTTTATAGGGTTGATAAAGAAAAACCACTACAAAAGAATAAGATGTTGCTTGGATTGGTAATAAATAAATTATTATTAGCTTTCAAAAACAAACCAGGATTTTTAGAAGGATTAGTTATGGATTCAGAGCCATCACTTTTATCCATCTTGAATAATATTAAATCTTGGATGAAAACCACAAACGCGGCATCACCAGAAGAACTACAAAAAAATGCAGAAGAATACGCAAAACAAATGAAGGACTATCCGACCGTCTCGGACAACATTATATTCCAGTACGGTGGAGGTAGCATGTTTAAGCCTGGGTCTTATGACAGGTATACCCCATTCAGAAATAATCCTGAAGCAGACTTTCTTATTATGGCATGGCCGATGGGTCTCGTTCAAGCGTCTTGTAACCCTTTTAAGAAAGAAAGAGAACTTAAAGGTGTTAATCTCGGGGAAATAGCTCAAGAAGTTTTATCCAAGTGGGAAGACCAATTAAAAACAAAAACAATTCCACTCTCAACTATTAAATGGGTTAGCGAGACAAGTGTTGGACCTGAGAGTATTGGTTTTACATTTAAAGATTTTGATGCTCTTTATGGTGGAAAAATTATGTTCATGGAAAATGGAGAACAAATTTTAAATCACATTAAAGATATGATGGAAACACCATTTAAAGATTTAAGTGAGGAACACAGACAAATGTTAGATAAGATTGGTATCAATGCTTGGGACTTAATTCAGTCAAACTCAGGGGGACACAAATGTATTACTAACATATCAGGACTTAATTACTTAGGAAGAAGTACGAGACCGCCTCAAGGTCAATACAGATACAATCCTGATAAAGATGATTCACCATCTGTTAAGTTTACCAAAATGATTGCAACACAATTCCAAAAAGTTTTGAAAGAAAAAATCGAACAATCAAAACAATCTGTTGAAACAACTAAATAAGTTTTTTATATTTGTGTATGGCAAAGAAAATATACACAAAAACAGGAGACCAAGGTCTAACTTCATTATTGGGGGGTACTAAAGTACCAAAGAACGATTGGAGAATTGAGGCATATGGTACGGTAGATGAATTGAATTCATTTATTGGTCTTTTAGGGGACAAATTACAAAGTAACAACTCTTCATTTTCATTCAGTTTTTTAGAGTTAGAAAAAATTCAAAACAATTTATTCAAAATTGGTTCTGTTTTGTCTTATGACATGACCGCTGATTTAAAAATTGAACTACCAAATGTAACCGAAGCGGACGTTAAGAATTTGGAAGACTGGATGGATACAATGGAGTTAACATTACAGCCTTTGAAAAACTTTATCATACCAGGTGGACACGAGGCGGTTTCATTGGCTCATGTGTGTAGAACAGTATCAAGAAGAGCGGAAAGAAATACCGTACAAGCAATTCAATATCCAATAATTATGAAATACATCAATAGATTGA